CGATCCTGCTCCAGCCACCCCCAGCGCCGTCGATGACAAGACGCTCAATGCGCGGGTGGATGACATCCTCAAAGCGCGCCAAGTCAAACAGCCATGGTGTCCCGGCCCTGAGCACCCCTGGCGTCGTCTCTTCAGCGCTCCGCCCTCATGGGCTGGCCCATGGGCCAGCCCATGAGGACATACCTTCGGCGTCAAACCGGACATTTCTAACTTGCTCAGAGGGCGGACATTTCTACTTTGCCTTGACACCTGCGGCCGTTCGAGTTCGAGGGGCGCACTGTGCGCGTGGTCACGGACGACCATGGCGAGCCGTGGTTCGTCGCGGCCGACGTGTGCGCCGTGCTCGACATCAGCGACGTCAAGCAGGCCGTCGAGCGCCTGGACGACGACGAAAGGGGGGGGTGCAATGTACCCACCCCCGGCGGCGTGCAGACGGTCAGGGCGGTCAACGAGCCTGGCCTGTACAGCCTGATCCTGACCAGCCGCAAGCCTGAAGCCAAGCGCTTCAAGCGCTGGGTCACGCACGAGGTGCTGCCCGCCATCCGCAAGACTGGCCGCTACGAGCACGCGCCGCAGTTCGCCATCCCGCAGACGCTGCCCGAGGCGCTGCGGCTGGCCGCTGACCTGGCCGAGCAGAAGCAGGCGCTGGAGGCAGAACTGGCCGTGGCGCAGCCCAAGGCGCTGGCGCTGGAGCGCATCAGCGCAGCCGACGGCTCGGTGTGCATCACCAACGCGGCCAAGGACCTGGGCATCCAGCCCAAGCGCCTGTTCGCGTGGCTGTCGGAAAACCTCTGGATCTACCGCCGCGCCGGCGGCAGCGGCTGGGTCGCGTACCAGCACCGCATTCAGTCCGGCCTGCTGGAGCACAAGGTCACCACCGTCGAGAAGAGCGACGGCACGGCCAAGATGGTCGAGCAGGTCCTCGTCACCCCCAAGGGCCTGGCGCGTCTGGCGCAGGTCTTCAGCAGCGCCAAGGAGGACGCATGAGCATCAAGCTGGTGTCGATGGCATGGGAGGCCGCGCCACTGTCAGGCAGCGAATTGCTTTGCCTGCTGGCGATGTGCGATTGGGCCAACGATGATGGAGGAAGCCTGCACCCATCCATGCAGGCCATCGCTAGGAAGATCCGCGTCAGCGAAAAGCAGGCGCGGCGCATCGTCCAGGGCTTGGTCGAGGCCGGCTATCTGACGGTCGTCGGAAACCCGCACGGAGGCGCGCCTGGCAGCACCAAGCAGTGGGTCATCAATGTGCGCAAGCTGAGGGAACTGGCCGCTCGGAAGCAGGCCGTCGCCGATGCGACGACTACCGTGTATGGGACCCCTCCCACCGGTGTCCCTGACCCCTCCCATGGGTGTCCCTCGACCCCTCCCATGGGTGTCACCCCTCCCGTGGATGGGACCCCTCCCACCGGTGTCCCTGACCCCTCCCATGGGTGTCCCTCGACCCCTCCCACCGGTGTCCCTGACCCCTCCCACCGGTGGGAGCCAAACCGTCATAGAACCGTCAATAGAACCGTCAATGAACCGTTAGTAGAGCGCGCGTGCGCGCGCGCAGCCACCGATCCGCCGGACGATGTGGACCAGCAGGTGTTTGCCGACTGGCTGGCGGTGCGCCGTGCCAAGCGCGCCGGGCCGGTCACGCCGACCGTGCTGGCCGGCATGAGGCGGGAGGCCGCCAAGGCTGGCATCGGCCTGCAAGAGGCCATCGCGCACTGCTGCGTGGCTGGCTGGCAGGGATTCCGGGCCGACTGGTATCTGCGCGACCGGCAGCCGGTGGCCAGGGGCACCGCAGCGGAGAGCTACGCCGAGCGTGAGGCGGCCTACAAGCGCCGCCGGTTTGAGGAGATGGCCGGCCGCCGGCCCGCCGCCCAGGTCGTCGAGGTGGACGCCATGGAGGACGTGCTGGCCGTGCCCATGATCGGACGTGAAGGGGGAACCCGATGAGCTTGCCCGTCAAAGCCGTGGACCGGCTGTTTGAGCGCCTGGCGCTGACCTACGGCGCTGCCTGGATGCGTCAGTGGGAAGGGCTGGACGTGAACGACATCAAGGCCCTGTGGGCGCACGAACTGGCCGGCTACGCCAGCCGCCTGGACGCGATCGCCTGGGCGCTGGAGCATCTGCCGCCGCGATGCCCGAACATCATCGAGTTCAAGGCCCTGTGCCGGGAGGCGCCGCGACACGAGCCGCTGCCGCTGCCAGAGCCGCCCGCAGACCCGGCCCGCGTCAAGGCCGAACTGGCGAAGCTGGGGCACAAGCCGCCCAGTGAGCGCGCCAGCGGCCCCGTCACGGTGGACCACAAGGCGTGGGCCAAGCGCATCATCGCCCGCCACGAGCAGGGCGAGAAGATTCGGCCGATTTCGCTGCGCATCGCCCGCGAGGCGCTGCGCATGGGGGGAGCGTGAGGGATGCCATGCCAAGCCTGCGCGTCGTTCACGGCCAACCGCGCATCTGGCGCGTACAGCCTGCGCTGCCTGCACTGCTGCGCGCGGCTCATCAAGTCGGCGCGCCCGCTGCGGAGGCTTCAGGAGGGGCATATCGCCGCGCTGAAGCGTTTTCACGGGGCAGCATGGCCGGATGTGTGGCCGGAGATTCAGCGGCTGCTGAAGGAGGCGTCAACTACCCCCGACTGAAGTCGGGGGCTTCCGCGCGGGTGATGCTGTGAAGGTGATGCTGCTAAAGACCGACAAGGGCCTGCGTGGCTCAACGCCTGCCGACCAGGATGCGTGGGCCAAGTTTCGACGCAAGCTGGAGACGATGAAGCCGGGCACATGGTTGCGCATGGAGTGGGCCAGGCCAAGGAATGGCAGGCACCACCGAAAGTTCTTTGCCCTCTTGCAACTGGTGGCCGAGAACAGCGAAACCTACAACACCACTGAGAAGGCTCTGGTGGCCGTCAAGCTGGTGACGGGTCACTTCGACTTGATGGCTCATCCGGAGACCGGCGAGATCATGCAGGTGCCTCGTTCGATCAGCTACGACTCGATGGGCCAGGACGAGTTCGACAAGTTCTACTCGGCCGCGATTGACGGCGTGCTTCAGCACATCCTGCCCCACCTAGACAAGGAAAAGGCAGAGCGCTTGATCGACATGATTGTGGAGGGTTGGTCGTGAAGACGAGAGTGATTGACATGACGGGATCGAGGGCTGGTCGCGTGACGGTTCTTGCCTTTGCTGGCACCAAAGGCAAGAATGCCTATTGGAGTTGTGTGTGCGACTGCGGAACCAGGTTCGTGACGCAAGGCCGACATCTTCGCAGTGGGTCAACGAAGTCTTGTGGATGTTTTGGTAAGGAGCAGCGAGCCCTTGCCACATCCAAGGCAAAGACCAAGCACGGCAAGACCGCTGGCGGCAACTCTCGTGTCTACCGGATTTGGTCGAACATGGTAAGCCGCTGCACCAACCCGAATTTCGATGCGTACCCGTACTACGGTGGACGCGGAATCAGTGTGTGTGACCGATGGCGGCTCTTTGAAAACTTCCTCCAGGATATGGGCGAGCCAGGCCCCGACGAAAGTATTGACCGCATTGATCCGTCAGGCGACTACGAGCCCGGAAACTGTCGCTGGTCATCCAAGATTGAGCAGGCGAACAACACGCGCAAAAACAAGGTGCTAGAGATTGATGGCACAAGGATGACCGTGGCCGAGTGGTCGAGGCAGCCTGGTGCGTGTGCCGCCAAAACGATTTACGAAAGGCTGGAAAGAGGTTGGGATTCCAGGCGCGCAGTTTTTGCACCGTTGAGGCGCGCCGCATGAACAACAAACTCTCCGCCATCGAGCGCCGCCACCTGGCTCGGGTGAAGAACCTGCCGTGCAGCGTGTGCGACTCGCCGCCCCCTTCGGAAGCTCACCACCTCGAGCAGGGCCTGCAATTCACCTGCGTCGCCCTGTGCGCCGAGTGCCACCGTGGCCCCATCATGGGCCTGCATGGCCAGCGCCGCGCCTGGGCCATCCGCAAGATGGACGAGATCGACGCCCTCAACACAACCATCCGGAGACTGACTGAGACATGGGGAGCATGAGCCGGGAAAAAGGCAAGCGCGGCGAGCGCGAGGTCGCCGCCATCATCAGCGACCTGCTGGGGGTAAGCGCCAGCCGCCGCGTGCGCCAGCACGACGGCGACAGCGACATCCTGGGGGTGCCTGGCTGGACGATCGAGGTCAAGCGCTGGAGCCTGCTGGTGCCGCACGAGGTCAACCGCGCCTGGGCGCAGGCGGTGGCGCAAGCCCAGCGCGATGGCGGCATTCCGGCGCTGTTCTTCCGCGCCAACTACCAGCCGTGGCGCGTGATGTGGCCGCTCTCAGTGCTGCTGACGATGCAGTCGGCCGACATGTGGACCGATCCGCTGTGGGCCGCCACCACCAGCCCCGAAGGCTGGGCCGCCGCCGTGCGCGAGTGCTGGATGCATGAACACGTTCAGGCCGACGCCACGCATCCGCTGCAGCCAGCATGCGGGCTGCTCAAAGTGGAGGAACCTGCGTGATGGAGCCAATCCCGGCGTCTGAGTGGGAGCGTTACAACCGTGGTGCGCTCGACATGATCGTACATAAAGTCGGCAAGATCGATGTGCTCGTGGAGGCCACGCGAAAGCTGGAAGAGCAGCACTCGCGACTTGAGTTGTCTATCACCAAGATGGCCGACGCGGTGACGAAGCTGACCGTGATCGAAGAGCGCCAGACGCAGGACCGCAAAGAAATGGCCGAGATGCGGTCCATGCTGGCCGAGATGTCACGCAAGCATGACACCAGCATAGAGCGCGTCATGCAGGCCGTCGAGCGGATGGAGGATCGCGTGGGCGTGCTCGAAAAGGCCGAGCCGATGAACGCGCAGGCCAGGCGCTGGATGTTCGGCGCGCTTGGCCTGCTGGCGACGATCTTCATCTACGCGCTGGCCAACATCCTGGGGCTCAAGGGATGAAGCTCACCGCGCGTCAGTGGGGTGGCATCGGGGCGACCGCCGCGCTGGTGGCCGCGCTGGCTGGCTTCGAAGGGTACCGTGAGCGCAGCTACGACGATGGCGTCGGCGTGCAGACGGTGGGCTTTGGCACGACTCGCCACGCGGACGGGCGGCCGGTGCAAAAGGGCGACCGGACGGACCCTGTACGGGCCGAGTACCGCATGTGCATGGGGGAGCAGCCGTGACCCCGTGGCCGCTCATCATCGCCGCCGCCTGCACCGCTTTCGGCGCAGCCGCAGGCTACCGCTACGCGCAGGCCAAGGGGCAGGCGGCGCTGGCCGCGTGCGAACAGGCGCGGGCCGAAGACTCGGCAGCCGCAGCAGCAGCCACGGCCGCGCTGATGAAGCGCGCCGAAGACGCTGAAGGCCGGGCCGCCCGCAGCCTGGCCGAAGCCCGCGCATCCGTCAACCGTCGAATCCAGGAGGCCAAACGTGAAGCTTACGAACTGGCTGGCAGCGGCTGCGGCGTCTCTGGCGCTCTCCGGCTGCGCCTCAACGCCGCCATCGGTGACGTGCCCGCGGGTGCCGGCCATGCTGCTGGAGCCGATGCCAGCGCTGCCGCCGATTCCGCCAGCGAGCGCGAAGTAGCGCAGTGGGTGCTGGATGCCGTGCAGCGCTACGAGGAGTGCCGCGCGCGCATCGAAGCCATTCGGCAGTGGGATGCCGCCACGCACGGGGAGGAGCGCTGATGCCGCGTCTGTCTGCAGACCAGTGGGAGACGATCCGCGCCGAGCGCGAGGCCGGGGCGAGCTTTCCTGAGCTGGCCGACAAGTACGGCGTCAGCCACCAGGCCATCCAGAAACGCGCCAAGGCCGAAGGCTGGGGCGACGGCACGGACGTCGCCGGCGCGATCCGGCGCAAAGTTGCAGAAAAAGTTGCAGGCGTGGTTGCAGCCTGCAACCAGAAAAAGAAGGCCGAAGCCATCGACGCGGCCGCCGAGCGCGGCGCGGAGGTGGTGCGCAGGCACCAGGCCGAGTGGGAGGATCACCGCGCGCGCTTCGGCAGCGTGCCGGCCGACTTCGAGGACGGCAAGCTCGCCAAGATCAGCGCCGAGATGCTGCGCATCCGCCAGGAAGGCGAGCGCCGCGCCTGGGGGCTGGATGAGGCCGCCGGGCAGCCGGCCATCGTCATCGAGCGCAGCTACGGCGGGGGTCGTGCGGCATGAGCCGCCTAGCCGCGCATGGCCTGCTGCGCCGCCTGGGCCAGAAAGCCCGAGCGCGTCATGCCGCGCGCGCGCGCGTACTCGTCCACGCGCGCCAGCAGGCGGCGCGGCAGGGTGATGTTGATCTTCTCGGCCTTGCCGTCAAAGCGGGCCGTGTCCACCTCCACCAGCGCCCACACGCCGCCAGCGTAGTCTGGGTTGCTCACGTGCTCGGAAAGCGGAGACGGCTGCGGAACTTCGCCGCCGTCTTCGGTGAGGCCCTCCAGGTGCAGTTCGATGGCCTCCACGACGTTTTGCAACGCCTGCTCCAGCGTGTCGCCTGCCGAGAAGCAGCCCGGAAGGTCCGGCACCGTCACGCCGTAGCGCACGCCGTCGTCGGTGTGCAGCACCACGGGGTACTTCATCGCGTCGTCCTCCATCACTTCCAGCCGGCCTGCCGCTTGATGCTGGCCAGCGTGCCTTTCGGGATATCGCCGTCAGGGTGCTTGACGGTCACCAAGCCCGGCTTGTCCGGGTGTTTGAACTGGTGGTGCGAGCCTTTCACCCGGACCAGCACCCAGCCATCGGCCTGCAGACGCTTGATGACCTCCTTGCTGTTCATGGTGGGTATTGTACCCACTAACACCAGTCAGTCAACACCATACCCACAAACCTGCCCCGCATGACGCGCATCCTCATCCCCCCCATCGCCCTGCACGGCGGCCAGCAGCGCATCATGGAAAGCCCGGCGCGCTACAAGGTCATCGCCGCCGGGCGGCGCTTTGGCAAGACGCTGCTGGCGGTGGAGTGGCTGGCGCTCATGGACGGCGGCGCCATCGACGGCGCATCGGTGGCGTTCTTTTCCCCGACCTACAAGCTGCTGGCCGACGTGTGGGCGGACTTCGAGCGCACGCTGCGGCCCGTCACCCGCAAGGCCAACCGGACCGAGCAGCGCATCGAGCTCATCACCGGCGGCAAGATCGACTTCTGGACGCTCGAAGACCCCGACGCCGGGCGCGGGCGCAAGTACCACCGCCTCGTGATCGACGAGGCCGCTCACGCCCGCTATCTCAAGGAGGCTTGGGAGCGGGCCATCAGCCCGACGCTGACCGACTACCAAGGGGCAGCCTGGTTCATCAGCACGCCCAACGGCCTGAACTACTTCTACGAGCTCTTCCAGCGAGGACTCGCCCCGGCCTACCCGGACTGGGAGAGCTTTCACATGCCCAGCAGCACCAACCCGCATCTGCGGCCAGAGGAGATCGAGACCAAGCGGCGCGAACTGCCCGATCTGGTGTTCCGGCAGGAGTACCTGGCCGAGTTCGTCACCTTCGGTGGCGGCCTCATCAAGCCCGAGATGCTGGTCATGGGCGAGTGCCAGCCGCATCTGCGCCCGGTGCTGGGGGTGGACCTCGCGATTTCCGAGCGCGACGGCGCGGACTACACGGCCATCGTCGCGATGGCGCGCGACCCTGACACTGGCATCGTGTACATCAAGGAAGTCGAGCGCTTCCGCGCGGGCTTTCATGAGGTGCTCACGCGCATCAAGGCCGCAGCCGCGCGGCACAACCCGTCCATCGTCGCCATCGAGCAGACGCAGTTCCAGGCCGCCGTGGTGCAGGAGCTGGCCCGTACCACGACGCTACCGGTTCGCGGCGTGCGGCCCGACCGCGATAAAGTGACGCGCTTTGCGCCGCTGCTCACGCGCTTTGAGCAGCGCCTGGTGCGGCTCGACCCGTCCGGATGCCCGGCAGCCTTCCGAGATGAGTTGCTAGCCTTCCCGGACAGCGCCAACGACGACATGGTGGACGCGGCGAGCTACGCCTTTGCGGCGCTGGGCATGGGGCAGGGCGGCTACGTGGCCGCAGGCGGGAGGGTGTTCCGATGACGCAGCGGGTGGCGGGCCTGACGATGCTGGCCGAGTACATCGGCGATGAAGCAACCGAGAAGCTGCGCGCGGCCTTCGGCGGCTGCCAGGTCAAGGTGCCCAAGACGCGCGCGGGCTCGTGGTGGCAGAGGCTGGTGGAGACGCTGGGCGAGCGCGACGCGGCCGATTTCTGCGAGGCCTTCGGCGGCGAGACGGTCTACATCCCGCGCAACGCTGGCGAAGAGCGCGACGCCATCCGCCGGCAGGTGCGCGACATGCTGGCGGCCGGGATGACGTACCTCGAGATCGCGCGCACGCTGACATGGACGGTTCGCTACACCGAACGCGGGCTGCGCAAGATGATGGAAGCCCGCTGCGCTGCGGCGGCGCGGCGCGCGGATGATCCGCGGCAGATGAGCCTGCTGCAGCACGATGCGCTGCGAGACGCCATGTTCTTTTCGGCGGAACGCGTTCCTGCCGACGCGCGGCTCACCGCGGCTCACCATGCCGGCCATGGCGATATCTGACCGCATCAAGGGCGACGCCCTGCCAGCCTTCGGCTCATCCAGCGCCATCGAGCGCATGCTCGCGCGCTTTGGCTGGCTGGCTGGCGGCGACTACGACGATCTGCTGCAGCAAATCGGAATCGGCCGCACGAAGCTGCGCGCGCTGCTGGCGGACGACGAGATCAGCGCGGCGGTGGAGACGCGCCGCCATGCCTGCATCAACACGCCGTGGCGCGTGGAGCATCCGCAATCGCGCGCGCGGGCGTTCTTGACCGAGGCGCTGGAGCCGCACGCGCACGCCATCATGACGGCTGCGTGGGACGCGGTGCTGTTTGGCTACGCGGTGCAGGAAGTTGTGCTGCAGGAGCAGGGCGGGCGCATCGGCATCGCGCAAACCGTCGCCTGCCCGTTCGAGTGGTTCGCCGTCAAGCCGGACGGGACGCTCTGGTGGCGCGACGATCAGAAGCCAGCCGAAGGCGGCTTCATCGTCACCGTGCACGAGCCGAGCCTGCGCAAGCCGATGGGCGAGGCGCTGCTGGCCAAGGCCTACTGGCCGTGGTTCTTCCGCACGCACGGCTGGCGTATGTGGGCCAAGTTCCTGGAGCAGGCGGCCGTGCCGCTCATGTACGGCACCACCGATGCCGCCGACAAGCAGCCATTGCTGGATCTGCTGCGCACGCTCTCCAGCGGGCCGGTCGCGGTCATCAATAACACCGACACGCTAAAGGCGCTGGACCAGCCCGGCAACAGCCCGAACAAGTTCGCCGAGTTCGAGACCGCCATCTGCCGGCGCATCCAGCGATTGATCCTTGGGCAGACGCTGACCAGCGGCACGGATGGCGGCAGCGGCAACCGGGCTTTGGGCGAGGTGCACGAGCGCGTGCGCGACGAGAAGCGCCGCGCCGATGTGCGGCTGGTCACCCGCGCCCTGCAGCAGGTGGCCGACATCCTGGCCGACGTCAACGGTCTGCCGCGCGGCACCATCGTGCTGGAAGACCCGCACGGGCTGGAGCGCGAGCGCGCCGAGCGCGACGAAATTCTGGTCAAGGCCGGCATGCTGCGGTTCACGCGCGCATACCTGGAGGAGAAATACGGCCTGGAGTCGGACGATTTCGAGGAGCTGCCAGCCGCCGAGGCCGCTGCGATTGCCGACGTGGGCGCAGGCGGCATCGGGCGCGCCAGCCAGCCATCCGAGACGGCCGCCAGCCTCGTGACGCTGGCCGAGAAACGCCCGGACAGCACCAAGCCAGACCGCCGCCGCTTCACCGCCGCGCAGCAGGCCATCGAGGACGAGATCGAGCGCACGCTCGTCAACCTCGGCGGCGGGCCGATCGCGCCGGGCGCCATCGCCAGCGCCATCCGCGCGGCCAAAGACCCGGAAGACCTGATGGAGCGCCTGGCGGTCGTCCTGGCCGACGCCGACGACCGCACCTTCCGCCAGACGCTGGAGCGCGCGATGTTCGCCGCCGAGATCATGGGCTATGCGGCCGCCCAGCGCGAGGCACTGAGCGATGGCATGAAAAATGGCTGATGATGCCGACCTGACCGACGCGCGTCTGGAGCGCGAGATGGCGGCCATGATCGAGCGCGTGCGCGTCAAGCCGCGCGAGGCTGGGCCATACACCGGCTACTGCTACTGGTGCGGCGAGAATGTGCATGCCCCGAAGCGCTGGTGTGACGCTGATTGCCGCGACGAGTGGGAGCGCCAGCAGCGGCGAGGAGCGTGACGCATGGCCGTCAGAATCGACTTCGATGCAGATTTCGATGAGCAGGTGGCGCAGGCGCGCGCGCAGCGCGTGATGCTGCCTGAGGAGTTCTACCGCCTTCCTGCAGAGAAGCGCGCGCTGGCCTTTACCGCCTCAGGCCTTGCAAGGCTCGATCAGGTGCAGGCCGTGGCCGACGCGCTGGCGAAGTTCCAGGCCGACGGCGGCACGTTCGATGACTTCCGCAAGTGGGCCGCCGGACAGGACTGGAGCCTGCCGCGCCACCGGCTGGAGACGATCTACCGCAACGCCGTGCAGGCGGCCTACATGGCCGGGCACTGGCGGCGCTTCGATGAGGTCAAGGACGACCTGCCCTATCTGATGTACGACGCCATCAACGACAGCCGCGTGCGCCCGTCGCACCTGGCGATGGATGGCGTGATCCGGCCGGTGAATGACCCGCTGTGGAAGCGCTGGACGCCGCCCTGCGGCCACCGCTGCCGCTGCACGCTGCGGCAGGTCTCGGCGCGCGAGGCGCAGCGCAGGGGCGGCGTGACGCAGAGCATCCCGGCCGAGGCTGTGCCGGATGAGGGGTGGGGCGGCGATCCGAGGCGGTGGGGGGAGACTTTGGATCGGGTGCGGGCCGACAAGCTGGCCAAGGCCCACCCGGCGCTGGCCGCCGGCTACGAGCGGGCAATGCGCCAGCCACAAGGGCTGTTCACCGACTATGACGCCTACGCGCCCTTGGTGGTGCCAGACACCTCTACCGCTGCCAGAGCCGCCGCCGTAGAATGGGAAAAACGGATCCGTCACGAGCCCATCGAGCACGGCATCAGCATCTCGGCCTCTGGCACGCTGATCCTGAGCAAGATCGGCCAGGCTGACAGGGTGGCCTACTCGGATGCCGAGATGGCCTTGATGCGAGGCAGCACGTTTACACACAACCACCCGAACGGATTGAGCTTTTCCGTGGCGGATTTCAGGATGGCGGTTCAGCATGATTTCGCGGAGCTGCGCGCGGTGACGCCGGCGTTCAGGCACATCATGACCAGGCCAGAGCATGGATGGCCGTCCCTGATCGCCTTTGAAGGCCATCGATCGGAGGCGGCCAGGCAGGCGATTTTGGCGGTGCGCGACCTGATGGTGTCTGCCGGCATGCACCCGCGCTACGCCGAGATGGAGGCGACCCATCAATTCTGGGTGTTCGTCGCCAAGCGGTTCGGCATCGGCTACACGAGGGAGAGGTCATGATCGATGATGAAACGCTGCGCCGCTGGGGCCGCGAGTTTGACCGCGACGAGCAGGCCGTGCGGGAGTCTTACCCCAACACCTTTTACGACGGCGAGCAGGACGCCCTGAGGCGTCTGGCGCAGAAAATTTCCGGCGAGATCAGCCGGCAAATCGAATCCGACGGCGGCTTTGAGGCGTGGCGTGCCAGCCAGCAGGCGCGCGCAGAGGCCGCAGCGTCGGTGACCGGAGGTTGACGCTCATGGATCGTATGGCGGCTCCATCTCCATCCATACCGGCCTCGCGCATCAAGGGGCTGCGCATTGTCTGCCGCCGCTGCGGCGTGGAAATCATGCTGCCGATCACGGCGCGCGAGTCTCCCGGTCAGTGTTTCAACTGCGCCAGCCGGTTTGCCGATGGCGGAGGCATCGTGTCCGCTTTGCGAGAGCTGAAGTGGCTGCACGACATGGACGGCAGCGACAACACGGCAGTCGGTTTCTGGATCGATTCCAACCCGTAGCCGCCATCTGTTCCGCCTCAACGCCTCAGCCAGAGCGCAAGCCTGCTGGGGCCTTTGATTTTGGCCCCTTCCTTGGTGAACCCGTTCTGCCGTGCAAATAGAAAGCGCCCCGCCGGGGATCTTACCGTCCTACTCCGCCCCACAAGGGGTTCAGACAGCCCAGCCGACCACGGGGCGCTTCGTCAGTATACGGGAATTGCTGCGCGGCGCCAAGCTGCAAGACGGGCGCGTGTAGAAGCAAGATAGTAATGTCCGCTTCCGGCAAAGTAGAAATGTCCGCTTGTTGGTCTGGAAGCGGAGGGCTGGGTGGACAAGCGCATCGAGATGAGCGAGCGGGAGATCGAGCGGCTCAAGGTG